TGTTGATATAATAATAATAATGCCATTTGTTAAATGATATATGTGCTAGTTCTATAGTAGGCTCCCGAGGCTGCGGGGTTTTGAAGCCCCATTTAATGTGCCAACCGAGGGGAGAACAGTCACTACTGCAGACTGCTACTTCCTTTAGAACCGAAGCACTTAGTTATGTTTATTTTCCATTGGGTAAATTTTCCTTGACATCTTCGCTGTTATCATCACTATTCAGTACTGAGTCGATTACATCTACAATTGTGTCGAGTGTTTTCCGTATATTATCTTGTTCTATTTTTCTCGCGATGGTATTGGGCTGATATAGGTTAGGATATTGCCCAAATATGAGTTCAAATTGCTGTTTATCTGCTTCAAATATCAGCGTATTATTTTCAGAAAATGTGAGTTGACCGAATGTATTGAATTCGCTGGTGTAATAGAATTTTGTATTTGGTTCCACTGTGACTGTAGCTGGTTCACCAATGTTTATGAATGTGACAATATAGTTATTAGTTTCATAGGTCATTGGGACTCGGGTTTGTAATTGTATATTACCTTGAACTGCAACGACAGAATTGTCATAATATATAGGTATTTTACCTGCTGGTGCCTGTCGCATCTGTGTTGTTGTAATATTAGGCTGGTTTTGCAGTATCCATACAGGTGTGAGTGTTTGCTGATCAGTGATATTAATTAAATATGTCCCATTATAGTAAACTTCCACTACGCCGTTCTGTTGCTTTTCTATATCCAACCTTGTACCTGTAGGTATCACTATTCCATTTAATGTCTGTTGTGTTAACGTATATGCAACACTGTTATTTAATACCTGAAATACGTTGTTGAGAGTGGTTCTACCTTTATTTTGGTATATAATACCAGTACCAATGGGATTCTTCAGTATATATTTATACGTTATGTAGAAATATCCTGGTATTATGGGTTGTGAGTTTGCGTCTGTGCAGCCTATCTGGAGTGCGATAAAGATGAATGGGTTGGATTCTTGGTCTATTGTGCCACCCATACGATAAAGATTGTATTGCAAGTTTGTCTTCATTCTGACCGTGGATGTGGCTGGTTTATAACATTGGGTTAAGGTACCCCCATTGGATGTTTTTAAGGTCTGTTGTAGGTTGTCGTCTGTCGGTACCTCATTCCAGAGTGTCCCTGCTAAAACATTACCCTGTTGTGTCACAGCACACTGTGGTATATAATGTACTTTGAAATTTAGCGGCCTATAATTTTGATATCCTTGAGCTATTGCTGATATTCTTGTACCAGTCCAGTATGCTGGATTTGCTGGTATCATAGTGATAACTGATGTTGTAGTATCTCCGTTCAACTGCGTTGGTATTTTATATATTAGGTCAGTCCCTGAGACTATGGCTGATGTTCCACTAAGTTGCATGGTATTGAATGTTTTTGGAATGTTTTTAGTGTAGGCTGCTGCCATCCTGTTTCGATTCCTACGTCTATTATTACTTCTAATAGCTGATATTCGAGCCCGTCTAATGTTACGATTACGTCTACGATTCCTTGTTTTCCTGCTCCGTTGTGATATATTATTATTGTTACTATTATTATTGTTTTTATTATTACTGTTAGAGTTCATTTTACTGGGCCCACCTCTCATCTATCATACTTTTTAAATACTCCGGCATGAATTCCAAATCAATTTGCTGACTTACATGTCTTGCTTCATCCTCAGTCAATGTGTCATCATGTTGTTCCATTTTTGCTTTCATAAATTCCCAATAATCACCATTAATTTGCTCAACTATTATATCATGTCTCACATGCTCAAGATTCTCCTGTTCAAGTAGGTCCATATATTGCTCCATTTCCTCGTCAACTATTGTCTTGTCTGTTATGATTTGTTTTAGTCTTCGTGCATTGTAGGTCTTCAGCTGGGCAGGTGTTATATTGATTTTCCTCATTATCCTCTCTGCAAACATATGATACTGGTCAGCCATGTATGAAAATATTGATATGTTTGCATAAGTTTTTCTTAGTGCTATTTCTTGATCCAAGGCATATTGTGCTAATTGACGATAATTGTAGCTCTTTGCTTTACGTGAATATTTTGCTAGATTAAAGTATTTTTCAGGATTTCGTGTTAAATAAATGCTATCTTCATTCATATTCCTCCACCAAGCTCGTAGGCTACAGAATGTGAGGGTATCAGCTGCACCAATTGTGAGAAATTTTAATACTTGACCCAATCCATATATTCGGGTATCAGGTTGGTCTGGATTTGGGTTTGCTGGTAGAAAATATGCATAATAAAGTTTATGAATATATTCATCATCTATATATGGTTTGTACATGACCGTGAAGTCGTCACCTTTTGAAAAACATACATAGTCTTTTCCATATTCAAGCCCTGCTTTATCATTGACGTACCTATTATACATTGCCATTCTAATTGTATTCATTAATGTTGTATCACAGTCACCTGAGAAGACTGTACCTAATACTGTATATTCAAGGAGCACGTTTCGTCGTCCATTCTTAATTTCTTCAATTTGCATGGTTTTGGTCAATGCTGTAGCAACATTTAGAAAATCCTGCTTAGGTACGTGATATATTTTGTCTGCTATTCTTTTGTATATTTGCCTGTCCAATTCTTTTAGTGATACATCTTGTGTGTTGTCAAAAGCGGATCCATCACCTTCAACTACTTTAGTGAAGCCCAATGCTAAGTAATTATTGATCATCTTTTCCATTTGGCTAAGGTTCTTATTGCCACAATAAGCGTTTAATTTATGTGCACAAATATCTTCCAGTGCCCATGTTGCCGGTCCCATTATATATTTTGTACGTTGTGGGATTGCACATACGTTCCTGGGCTTACCATCCATCTTTTGGAGTTCTTCTTTCAGTATACCTGTGTATTTAAAGTTAGCTAATTGTTTGAGTTCATATTTACTTAATTCATGGGTATCACCTTTATAGTACTTCAATGCTGGTCGTAATTGTTTTTGTTTTTTGCTAGAAAGATGGTGATACCAATCTTTTACAGAATATTTAAATTGTGATAGTTCCTGCCCAATTTCCTTATCAATTATATTTAGTGAGTGATTAACGAAGTCATAGGCTACTCCTTCTTCTGGTGTGGGTGCTCCTTTCATTTGTCTTTTGGCTGCTGCTAATGTTGTATGCCTACAAGCTGTCCAACACATTGCTTCGTTGTTATCCTCAAGCTCTGTTTCAAATAGCTTCATGAACTTGTCTTTATGGGGGCACTGGCATCGTATTTTATGGAGATCTAATTTATTAAAATCATCATATGTTGTACCTATATCTTGTCGCAATTTTGGGTCGATTATTTTTATTTTTATTCGCTGAAGTCCATTATAATCTGTGTGTGGGTGACGTCCATTTTCTATTAATGGTGCAGAAGCGTGTTTAATGAGATTATTGGTTAGTGTTAACCCTTCATATAATTTGCGTCGGTATTTTTCGTCGTACGCAATTTTATTGAGGTGGGCCCTCTTTAAAAATCCTGTAAAGGATTCATATCTTCGTAGTCTTCATTAATTTTTAATATATCTTTTATTTTCATTTCAATGTATTCACATGCACATTTATTTTTGATAGCTTGCCATAATGAATCAGGTTTCATTTTGATGTCATTAGTCTTGAATTTATTGATCAATTCTGTGGTTTTCCATTTGTCCAGGACATATAATTTCTTCTCGGCACTTAGTAGGTCTTCCAACAATTTTGCTACTAGTGGTATTACAGCATCATTTATTTGGAGTTCTGGTGCATCTTTATTTATAAAGTTTATGACAGTGATGAGATTAGCCTTGTCAATTTTGGGCATATTAATAAGCTTGACTGTGGCTCTTGATATAAGTTTAGGGTCAATCTTTTTGACAGTGAAATCACGCATAAAGTTTACATCCATCTTAAAATTAACACTAAAATTGAAAAATCTTCCGTCTTTGCGATAATATGCATAATAATCCTTATTTCGTCTATCTATAACTGTACGTTTTTCAGGTCTAACTATAAGGTCGCATTGGGTTTTTATTTTATCTACGGTTAAATTATATTGTGGTGGTACATTATATTCATAATTGTAGGCCTCTGCTACTTCTGCAATGTTTCCTCGTCTACGGTCGTTATATTGCCTTATAACATCGGCTTTATATTTTCTATGTTGCCCATGCTGATTAGTATGTATTAACCCATCGGGAATGAATAAATGCATACGGTCTTGTGGTGCCTGTCCTATGGTGTGTTTATCAATTGCGAATCGTATGTAATAAGTTGCCCCTGCATCAATACGTTGTAACACGTGAATTTTTAATATATAATCACGGTTTTGTGTAGCTGGGATCAAGTAGCTATCCACATTAGCTAATTCTGGGAACCTGATTGTGTGGTAGTATGCATTCTTGTTTCCTTGCATTTTCATTGCCATAACAGTGTGTGTCAGTGGCATCATTGCTTGCTCGCCTACTATTTCATCTTTTGGTGTATCCTCATAGATATTCATAGTGCCTTCTATCTCCTCTCCGTATTGTATATATTGAGGTTCAGTTGTTATAGCTTTTGGTACATGTAGGGTGCCCACCATGGTAGTGCCATCATTAAGGTAATCATTTACTGTATATAGGTCATCATCACTAAGATAGTATATTACATCTGTCATGTTTATGAGTGCATTGTGCCAGTCATCTATGTCATATTGAGCATCGTATGCAGGTTCAGGTTGTTCCTCATCTTCTGCATGGGCTTCTACTTGTTCTTGATAGTTTGCTAAATTATTAAAATATTGCACCAGATCGTCGCTACTTCTTTCAACACATAATTTATTGTATACAGTTTCCCTGTCTGCCTCTAAACGCTGTAATGCTCTCTGTTCAATTGCGAGTTTGGCTGCGGCGGCGGCGTCATACTCTTCATTAGGGTTTCCTTCCTCATCCTGTGGCTGATTAACCTTCATAACTTCTTCATGAATTTTCATTTGTCTTTGCTCCTCCTCAGTATAATATACCTGCATTTTCATTGTGCAGTTTCGTAAATCTGCATGATATGCCTCCACGGCTGCATCAGTTTTTCTTATTCTGTTTGCATCTTCTCCGTCCATCTCAGGTTGTAGTATGCATCTAACAAGGCCGTTAGTTGCTAATTTTCCACTATTTATATCAATGACCGGTCTATTAGGATATAGGGCTGCATACCTACCATAGCCTTCATTCTCTGGTACTTTTGTTAATCGTATATTCTCTATTATATTTAAATCTTCACAGGTATCCCGTATGGTTGCTGTTATTGGGTGTTCATTAAATATGGATAAGGCACTAGTAACACTGTATGGCACTTCATTTTTGATATATGCATCATATATTGCTTTGTCTTCATCTTCCACTAGTAGCCCGCCGCTGGATTCCTTCATTGCTTGTTTTATCTCATCTATGGCTTTAAATAATATTCTATTATTGAATGCTTGTGTTAACTCTTCACGTTGATTTTTAGTCCTCACTAGCCGTGGTTTATAGTTATTATAACCCGTCATGAATGCAGTCATTCTCTTAGTAATAGCATGCGGGTCATTTATCTTGATTTTGTCAGCAATTAATTTGGTATTCTTGTCGGTTGCTTTATTGGCATTATTATTATTATTATTATTTTTATTATAATTATTATAATTATTATAATTATATCGTGGTAAATTAT